CTTCTCCAGAGCCGTTTAGAATCTGAACTTGTCATGGTTATTAAGTTGTGTAAGTAATGTTTTGGACTAGGTAGTAATGGGGTCATTTACGTATTTTGAGTCTGCTTTTTCTGTTCTCGGATGGACTTTGGAGTCTGCCCTTGGTAGTACTCCCCGAATAGTGAGCAGCGTCTCGCCCATCACCATTTCCGTAGGTACCAAGTTTTCGATTAAGTTTATTTGCATTAACACGTAGGGCTAAACCCTTTTTAGTTTTGTTGTATCGTTTTTGTTGCTTCAGCCTTTTAGCTTTAGCTTTTGGGTTGGATTTATAGTATTCAGAGGTTTTTGCCATAGAGCTTAGCCTGTACTAATTCTGGGTCAATAGTTGGCATAACCTGTGCCAGTTTTGATAGAGGGTTTCCATTGTAAGCAACACCGCTAATGTCATTAGCTTTAAGCCAATCACAAGCTGCTTTCAAGTCTTGAGTGGTTGCTTCGCCTGATTTTATACGGGCAAGAAACTCTTTAGTAACTAGGTTATGCAACTCGTTAAATTGATCTTCAGTTGCTTTCTTTTTCATGTTCTTATATGGCTTTATGTAACCAGCCAGTTATTATGTATTTTGTATCTAAAGGAGGATAACCTTGATGATAATAAGTAGCAGTTGATGGAAATAACATTACTCTTCCCTTTTTTGGTTGTACTTGATCTCCGTTCCAAAACTGCGTCCAACCTTCTCTGACAGTATTTAGATAAAAGATAAAAGTTAATATTCTTATACCTATTGGAGTTTCAACATGAAAGTCTGTATGCCATCCATATCCATGATGAGGTTGCGTTCTTTGTACTTGAAAACCAGTATCAGTAATAGTACCTGAAATAGCACCTTGATGCTGAATTAAATTAACTTTTTGGGAAGGATGTTTTACACCACCTATAGGTGTATAAGGAAGTGAGATAGTACGTTCTGTATGATCTAAATAGTCAAAAATCATTTGGCGAAGAGTTTGACTTAAGAATGAATTTTCTTGTCTCCAATCTTTATGCTCTTTCATATTAAGATCATCGCTTTGTTTAATATTATCACTTGGAGTACCATCATCATAGTCACCAAGAGTTTTACCTTTTCGGACTAATGAAGCTCCAGTTATTCCTTTTTCTGTATTACCTTTTGCTGCTTCTTTTTCAAATTTATCTATAAGATGGTCGCAATAATCATCTGGTACGACATTATCACGAACCCAAATCCAAGGGTCAGTAAGGATGGTGGTATCCATATTTCTATTTAATATCTAAACCTTTTTTAACAATTTGTACAGCTCTGTCATCAAGCTCGTTATCGGTTTGTTCTACTAACTTTTCTAATAATTCTACAACAAAAATCTTAAATTTTGGTGACTTAAGTGCAGTTAGTATAAATGGTTTAAGGATTGCTAACATTGTTCTTTAATAATGATTGAATAGGTACTACGTCGGAACATACGTGATATACACGTGACCCGGGTAGCAGGGTAAAGCCCTTCTGTTGGAGCTCAGCACATTTGAGTGCACGTACGAGCTCAAAATCGAGTTTGTTTTTTTGTATTTGACTTTCAGCCATACGTTCGCATTGCTTAGTCAAGTCTCGATTAAGGGGTATCATAAAGTTAATTTGAAACCCCCAGTTTTCTGATATGACATAACCGTCCTCTGTTTGAGGTTCAGTATCGTTGCCCATATAAAATGGACTAAATGTCATAGTGCTGCCATTACAAGATATGTTGTTACCAAAGGCTTGTCGACTTGGTGCTCCATTATTCTGAAATTGGACAGCTTGATTTGTAACATTTCCCGTCGCGGCTGCCACGGGGTTACTATTATTATTGGTATCTCCTTCGGCAAGTACAGGACTTACTGAGAGAATACAGACAGCGATGTAGTAGTAGAGTTTATTGTATAGTTTCTTGTGAAATCTATTTGTTCTACTAAGCCTGCTGTTCTTGTTGTGGTTTCTAAATTCCACGGTAATGATGTGTCAGTTACTGAGAATGTTGTACCTGTAGCTGCTAAATCGCCAGAGGCTGTAACATTATTTCCTGACCACGTTTTCAGCTCAGCTCCGAAGACCTGACGCTGCTCTGTCTCCACTATAGTTTGAGTGGTAGTGGTCGTTGAGTTCATAGACCCTGAAGTAAATTGTGGGGTCACTGTGTTGGCTCTAGCTATGCTGGGTGATAACAGAGCTAAAAGCAGAATTAATTTTTTCATGCTTTTATAAAATGTTTCCTGAGATGGATATTCTTTCTTCGTCGCTTGTATAAAATGGATAAACTGCGTGATTAAACTGTGAAGGAAAAATTAATATTGTACCTTCATAGGAAGGGTCTAAATAATAATTATGTTTAATAATTTGTCCTAGCATTGATGTAAATAAAAATTGGAAACATCCACTTAGACACCCTTCAGCTATACCTTTAGTACGAGCTGTATTAGCTTCATCTTCGCGTTTATATGGTATTTTCATCCATATAACAAAACTTAAAGCACCATTATGGTTATGAACAGGGTTAAAATCATATTTTTTTTGAAAGTTAACCCATAAATGTTTTACTGATAATATTCCTTGTTCAAATTGTGAGGTAAAATAACCATTATACATATTCTTTGATAAATTTACTACACACTCATTTAACTTACCTTCTGTATCTGGTAATGTTAAACTACTTGTTAAATGTCCAACTAATTTATCTTTATGATTTTCTTTAGCCAATTTTATTTGTGACCAAATATAATCCATTGTTTTTTTGTCAAGTTTGGATTCTATCCAATACTCGGTTTCTGGGTGTCTTTTTAGCATTATGCTTTAGGTTTTTCTTTGTCTTTATTTTTGCCATTACCATTTCCCGTAGACAGCCCGAACGTGGCAAGTGCGCCCGTAAAAATCGAGGCTACGAACGTGATATCGCCTGCTGTAGCTGACTTTTTAATCATTGGTAATTCGACATAACTTAAGGTGATAATAAAACCTGACCAGATAACTACGCCTAAACGCACTGCTGCGCCAAGCACTGCCATCTGTTCTTCATGGTCATCTACACCTTCTTTTAGTCTTTTCAGGAAACTTTTTGGTTGTCCTTTGACTGGCTTAACTTCTTCCATGCTGTTTTTAGTATTGGTTTTAATGCAGTAACCGCCCACTTAAATGCTGCTGTAGCTGTGAGGGTGGCTGCTACAGAAACAACCGCAGTTGTTCCAGCCGTTACTAAAATTTCGTTCTCCGGGACAGGCATTTGAAAATCTGTAAACGGTATGTCTACTTGTCTAATTCCTGTTGTTTCCGGTTCATCTTTTGCCTCTGCCTCTACTCCTTCTGGAGCTTTTAGATCGCTAGGCGGTACCACCATAGGAATGTATGATGGTACGTCTGCGGTAGGTAAAGGTATAGATATTGTTTCTATTTTTTGTATTGGAGGTATTACTATGGTGGGTATGTCCACTAGCTAGGTTCTGTTGGGAAAGTAACGGATGACATATCTAAGTTACCATCTGAATCAACTTTAGGAGTTGCACTTGCTGGTAAATCTCTTAGTGCTTGTCTATATGTTTTCCAAGCATCTGGAAGTGTCAAATCAGAACTAGCTCTCCAATCACAGGCTGCAAGTTTTGCAGTCCTTTCAATCCTAAGAAGTCTCATAGCTTCTAAACTATTTAACCTTGTAACTTCAGCATCTATTTCAGCTTCAGTTGGTTTTGTAAGTTTTTCGTCATCCCATTGTAAGAGAGAATAGTCTGGTTTTACAGCATCTCCTCCCCAACCCCATTTTGCGTCTGGACCTCTTAAAGAATCTAATGCGTTTAATCTAGTATAGATCATGATAATTTAAACTCCATAACGATCATGTAAACGTTTTGTATTGAATTATAGGTATGAGTATAATAAGAACATCTACCTTTAATAGAGAATGTTTTATTATTTGTATTTTGCTCGGCATTTATAGACATGAAAGGTCCATAAGATGTCCATGTATGAGATGAGTATACGTTGTAATGACCTACGCCACCGTGACTTGGACCTGAAATATAAGCATTTACTGTATAACTTGTTCTTGTATGGTTAGGAGCGTTAGTAGTCCTGAGTTGATATCCATGGTATATAAGATAAACGTTATCGGAACTTACGTTATCAAAAGTTACGTTAGTGCCCGGTACGTCTAAATAACCTTGGTTATAATGAGGAAGGTCATATTCGCTAGTACGAATACCAGCTTTTACTCTAGTACATGCAGAAGCAAGGTTTGTAAGGTTAGAACCGTCAAGTGCTGGTAATGTACCAGATAAAGCTGAAGCAGCTAAGTTAGTTAAGTTAGAACCATTAAGTGCTGGCAATGTACCCGGGAATCTAGCATTTGGAATTGTACCTGATGTTAGATTACTTGCACTTAAGTTTGTTAAATCAGGTTCTGCTACCTGTGCCCATGTAAGACCACCTGTGTTACCAGATTGAGCTTGTAAGAAATAACCATTAGTAGGTGAGTTAGATACCTTTAGGTTTGCTTCGTCTACTACGTTGTTTGCAATAGTCATCGCACCATCACCACTAGAAGTTACTTCTCCACTGTGGTTAGGGTGTACATAAAGGTTTGCGCTAGTAGCAATACCATTTAATTTAGTGTGATCTGCGTCAGTAAATACGTTACTATCAGATGCAGCTTCAATAGCAGCTCTAATTTCTGCGTCAGTCTGATCGCCAGTAGCACCGTTTTCTATATTTAGTATTGCCCTTACTTCAGCAGGAGTTAATCTTTCAATACTACCTGTTCCACTATTATTTCTTCCTATAATACCGCCTGTGGCAATGTTTTCGATTTTATCGAAAGTAACAGCATCATTAACTATTGCATTTGTATCAACAGCGTTGTTTGCTAATTCAGAAGAAGTTACAGAATCAACTCCTAGGTGAGCTGATGTTAAATTATTAGATGCTAATAAACTTTTTATTTCAGCAGATGTCTGATCTCCTGTAGCTCCAGTTTCAATACCGTCTAATTTACTGTGGTCAGCATCTGTAAATACGTTACTGTCTGATGCGTTACCAACAAGTGTACGTATCTCAGCAGCAGTCTGGTCAGCAGTAGCATTGCTTTCAATACCATCAATTTTATTAGCTAAAGATGCTATATCTCTACCGTCAACTGTTCCTGATACTGTGATGTTTCCTGTTACGTCAAGACCAGCACCAACGTCTAGGTTGCCATTTACACTTGCTGTTCCGTTAGAATCAACAACAAATCTATCAG